ATTTCCGGCTCCAGGCGTCGGCGGACGTTAGGGAGAGTATCGAACTGGAACTGTGGGACGCGATGGTAGAGGTGGACTCTAAACTCCGCTCTGACGCCAACCTGGACGGGAACTGTACCGACTCCACAGTGGGAGGCGCCACGGTCGCCACGCTGGACATGGGCGGGGCTTTATACCGCACCGCGACGATTCCGTTTCTCCTCCAGATATACGAGGAAGTAACAATCACTCCATAGGAGCAAACAATGGCAAAAAAGTCAGGACTCGGTCAACAGATATTTGTTAACGGCTACGATCTCAGCGGAGACGTTGCGGCCATAAATAGTGCAGGCTCGCCGCGGAATCTCCTGGACATCACCGCCCTTAACGCCTCCGCGACGGAACGTCTGGTGGGGCTGTCGGACGGGAACATAGGGGTCTCCAGTTGGTTCAACGATGCGACCGAGCAAGAACACGCAGCCTATAAAGGATTGCCGACCACTAACCAGATCGTCACCTGGGCATTCGGCGGGACTCGCGGAGACGTTGCCGCCTGCCTGGTCGGCAAGCAGATAAATTACGATGGGAGCCGAGGGACCGATGGGTCGCTTTCTTTCACGATCGACACCCAGGCCGCGTCGGGAGTCCCGCTGGAGTGGGGCAATACCCTCACGACCGGCAAGGAGACGCATAGCTCGGCGACAACCTCCACCAGCCGGGACGATGGCGCAACCACGGGTTATGGTCTGGTGGGAATCCTATCGGTCACCGATGTGGATTCCGGGACGGTGACCGTGAGCATCCAGCAATCAGCCGATAATGTGACGTTTGCAGATCTTCTATCGTTCGTAGCCGTCTCCGCTGCCGCGGCTCCGACCGCTCAGAGATTGCCACTCGCCGGGGCGATATTGCGATACCTCCGGGTCTCGACCACCGGCACATTCAGCAATTGTGATTTCTGTATGGTAACCCGCCGGGGGACCCTCCAAGATGATGACAGCCTCAATCCATAATGGACGACATCCAGGAGGAATTGCGCCTGGCGCGGGAGGAGTTAGCGCGACTCAAGGCCACCGAGGACCATCCGAAAAAATCCAAATGAACAGCGCGGATATTGTCCGACTCGTAATTGCCGCGCCCGTGGTTTTCGTTTGGTTGTTCCTCGGCAGTCGGATCATCATTTCGGCGACTACGAGCCAGGGAGTTTTGGAAAATATTGAGCCTTTATTATTGGCTTTAAGTATTCTCACCATCCCGGTGACGGCGATACTCAGCAGCCTATTTAGAGTCGATGGAAATGGAAAATGACGCTATTCAATAAAATCTGCCGAATGGTCGGGGACCGGCGAATCCCGTCTTTCAAAATGCCGGCGTTCAAACGGTTACGGGTGGGATTCGCCAACCGCCACGCGACGACCGTCGTGGTGATGGCGATCATGGTCAGCGCCGGAGCCGTAAGCGTTGGCCTGTATTTCGCTGTCAAGGACGTTGCATCCACGACCTATAACTGGCCGGAGCCGGCCGAGTATGCGGTCACCTACGAGGGCCTCCAGACGATGGGCAAAAAGAACGAGGACTACCCGGACGGGACGGAGTCGCAGACGCTTTCTATACGGCTCGCAGATGGGGCCAGGATCTCAACCCTATCCATCTCCGGGACTGACTTGGGTCGCGCCGGCATAGCCCGAGCGTTAGATATTTCTCCACTGACGAGTGCCGTCACCGGGACGACGGCCTATCTTTTCATTGGCAATCTAATTATGACCGGGTCCGCCTTTCCGACGTTGAAGATGGAGCAAAGCGAAGTCGGGACATTGACGACTGGCCTCTTATGCGACGGTCACACAATGGCCGCGACCATCACAAACACGATCCCGGACCAGGTGCTTACATCAAAGCGTTTGAGTTCGGTATATTCAGTTTCAGACTCCGTCGTGGACCGGATTCAGATTCACATCACCGGCACATCGGGAGCCTATATAGACCAGCTCACCATATCCGACGTTCAGGCGTGGAACGGGGAGGCCTATTTCAGCCGGCTAAAAGTGGGAACCCTCACGTTTAATAACACCTCACAGATCGGGGATGGCTCCGGTGTGGACTCTGCCAGTTGTTATTTCGATTCTAGCGTTTTGGCAAGAAATATCACCAACACGATCCAAGACCGACCGATAAAAGTACAATGAGAAAAACCGTCACAATCGTTTTACTCCTCGGCCTTGTAGCTATTTTTTCGTTGATAGCACTGTTGCCCTGGATTATCGAAGGGCCGAGGCGGCTCATTCGCCAATTATTCCGCTGATGGTCGAGTAATGAACGTTCTACTTTCAAAGATCCGGCCCCAGGTGTTTCTTTCCATCGTATGCGGAACGGTGGTAGCGATAACGATCTCGTTCATCGCCTGGCAGCTCCAGAGTATTGAGATCATCACGGGCGTGGCCGGGTCGGTTTTCGGGTTCTTGGCCGGCATCTCCAGCAAATTATTAGAGGCTGAATGAGGTATCTCAAGACCATGACAAGCGGCGCTACATTGATGGCGCTGGGGGTCCATTTCCTGGAGGACTTGTCCCTGATCAGCATTGGCCGGTGGCTACCGTTGCCCTGGTGGGCGGTATACACCATCGGGATCGGGTTCTCCTGGATCATGCTGGCCTGGATCATAAACCGGCTGGAACACCGGAAGGAACCCGCATTATGAGAATCTTTTGCCTTATCGGTCTTCATGGCTGGCATCGGGAGGGATGGTCCGGCCGGGTCTGTCACCGTTGCGACCTCCGGGAGATCCTGATTTACACCGCGGAAGGCGGCGCCGTATGGGAAAGGGTGGCGTGAAATTGACGACCCATTGGAGGGCCGCAAGGCCCAAGGACAGCCATTGGCGAGAGGCATCTTGCCGGGAGGTCGGATGTGGTCAATACTTGAATGGGTGGCAAACCATCCTGCCGGCCAACGATGCGGCCAACGTCGGATATATCCGACGGTCTGGTCTGGGATTCCGGGAGGAAATAGAGGGCCAGCTTGTCCGGTTTATTTTTGAACCGGGACAGGAATGCTTCACGGGTCGGGCCGGGGAACACCGGGTGCCGGTCGAGCGCGACCCTATCCTCCGGCGGGACAGCCAGATCATGGCTCCGCTGGAATGGTTGGACCGAATGAATGACGATCTGTATAAAATACGGGAGGCATAAATAATGGCAAAAGAATCAGGGCTCGGAATGTCAGTGGCGGTGGACGATTCCGGCGGGTCTGCCAGAACGATATCCAATGACGTCACAAATTTGGACTGGGCCACGCCGAGATCCGAGCAGGACATCACCGGCATGGACAAATCAGCGATTGAGCGGCTGCTACTTTTGGCGGACTTCTCATGTACTCTGAACGGCGTATTCAACGATGCAACGAATCAGGCCCACGACGTATTTAAGACTGTGCCATCGTCCTCAGTGGCGCGGACGGTGACGATCACGATCAGCGGCCAGGTTCTGGCCTGCGAGACGTTCTTCTCGGATTACTCGTTGAGCCGGTCATCGTCCGGGGAATTGACCTGGTCGGCGCCTGGGGCGTTGGCCGGCGGTGCGGTTCCAACGTGGGCCTAGCCGAGGTCGGACTCCATCCGATCTTAGATAAGGCGGTCCGGAAGGGATTCCGGCTCCCGGAGAAAACGGCGCGGATAACCTTTGAAGGCACCGATTATGACGGGGCTGAGATACGGGTGTTGTTGAGTGTTACATTCGGTAAGTTCATCGCCCTCCGGGAGTCCGCGCAGGGTGAAGACCAGGAGGGCATGGCCCGGTTATTCGGCGATAACGTCCTGATGGATTGGAACCTGGAAGATGCGGACGGCCAGCCGATCCCGGCGGATGGGGACGGGATGCTGGCGATCCCGATGGAGTTGACTAATCTGGTCGTCCAGCATTGGGTCGAGGCGGTGGCCGGTGTGCCTGGCCCTTTACCGGGGCCATCCGGAGATATAAACACGTTGGCGGCGGCGTCGACCGCGAGGGAAATCGGGTAGTGAAACCGTGGGAACTGGAACGGGCCGAGATCATTGACGGACTCTGCCAGCGGTATAGCTGTTTACCATCACAACTTATGGAGGAGGAAGCGACGATCCTTAGTATGCTGGCAATAGTGCAGGCCGGCCAGCCGGACGAGAGTAATGGCTAATACGGTCGAAATCACAATCACCGCAGATCCGTCTTCGGCCGAAGCCGGATTCAAGAAGGTCAAGACCGGCTTCCAGTCGGTGAAAGATTCCATTGTCAAAAACCGGAAGGCCATCGGCGTTGGCCTGGTAGCGATGGGCGCCGGAATCGAGACGTTGGCAAAAAATCAGGCTGGCCTCACTGAGTCAACGTTGAAACTTGCCAACGCGACCGGAATGTCCGAGGACGAGATCCGGGGCATGGCGACCAGCCTGAGCAATGCCACATTCCCACTCGACTCGGCCCTCCAACTGATGACATTGGGAGCGCAACAGGGGCTTGATTCTGCCGAGTCTCTCAAAGCCTATGCCGGTTTCTGGGATACCGTCGGGGATGCGACCGGACTGAGCGCCGAGGCATTGGCCAAGTCCGGCGCGGCATTGGCGGCGGTGGGTATCGAGGTCGGGAACGAAAGCGAACTCCTCGGCGCGTTTGGGTTAATCTCCCAAGAAAGCACACAGTCGGTGCAAGAGTTTCTGGACGGGATCGCCAAGATGGCGCCGGAGCTGTCCGACATGGGCGTCTCGGTCGATGAGGCCGCGGTGATCATGACCGCGATGGAGCGGGAACTCGGTCTGACAGCCAGGACCGCGAGAACGGAATTCAAGGAGGCATTGGAACAATCGGAGACCGGTCTTGCCGGCGTGTTGGAACAGCTAGGCTTGAACGAGGGTCAAATAGCCACATACCGAGCCAAGCTGGAGGATTCAACCGGGGTCATCCAGGAGAATGCCGACGCCCATGCCAGAACCAAGACCTCGATGGACAAGTTGAAGTCGTCCATGTCTGATTTGATATTCAAGAACGGGGAATTGATAGGAAAGGCGTCGGCGTTGGCCCCGTTATTCCTGGCGGCGGGTCCGATAGTCGCCGGATTCTCCGGCATAATGGGAATAATGACCGGAGCAACAAACCTTGCCAAGTTAGGATTCCTCAGTCTCAATCTCTCGATGGGGCCGATCCTGTTAATCGTTGTGGCCGTAGGCGTTGTTATAGCCGCCGCCATCTTGATCTGGAAGAACTGGGACAAGATCATCAATGCCCTCAAGAAGACCCTGGATATCTTAAAGTCCACATTCGACACCGTGTTTGAGTTCATTAAAGCGATCGTGTCCAGGGTCTTTACCAAGATTACCGACCTCTACAATTCCAAGCTGGGCTGGCTCCTCCCAGGTGGCGCATTGATCAAAGCCATTCTGTTCATCAAGGACAACTGGGAAGAGATTTGGAACGGTATCAAGGCCACATTCGATACGGTCTGGAACGGTATCAAGACCACTTTTGACACCGTAAAAGATGCTTTAATCGGAGCTTTCGAGACTGCCAGGGACACCGTTACTGGGATATGGGACGGCCTAGTTAGCAACATCAAGGCCGGGGTCAATTTAATTATAGGCGCTATCAATACTGTTATCCGTGGCTTTAATAATTTCAAGATTACAATCCCATCAGTAAAGGTCAAGGGATTCACGGTCGTGCCTGGGTTTACCGTCAATTTCCCAGATATCCCGGAGATTCCGACCCTGGCGAAGGGCGGCATCGTCAATAGTCCCACGCTGGCAATGCTCGGGGAGTCCGGCCCGGAGGCGGTCATCCCATTGGGTCGAGGCGGCGCTGGCATGACCGTCAACCTGGTGATCAATGGGGACATCAACGGGATGGATGACTTCGAGCAGAAAGTAACCTCGGTCATTCGGGACGCCGTCCTGGGCGGCGGGTTCTCCGGCGTACTTGCGAGGGCATAATGGTGGTGGCTAATTATAAGCTCCAGGTGGATTGGGAGAACGATGGGGATTGGAATGGAACAGGTGAAACGATTGACATGGGCCGGGTCCGGGGCATCAGTTGTTCATTCGGTCGGGACCGGGCCAGCCAACTCACCGGTAAATCCAAGGCGGGAAAGCTCACGGCCACGCTGGACAACCGGAGCGGGGATTACAACCCGTTCAACAGCGACTCGCCTATATACGGCAACATCCTCCCCGGCCGGCCGGTCCGGCTCCTGGGGACATCGACCACCCAGAGCGACCAGGCCATCTGGCAAGGATTCTTGACCCGCATAACGCCTCAAGTATTCCTCGGCGGGGACAAAACGGCCATCCTTGAGGCGACCGGACCCCTCGGGCAAATAAATCTAGACCAGATCGAGGTCCCAATGGTCACCTCCCAACGCACCGACCAGGTCGTGGACGACATCCTGGACGCTGCCGGCTGGGGCGCGGGTAGCAGCTACCGGACGCTTGATGTCGGGAAAACGACTATAAGCCGTTATTGGAA